CTGTGGGTATTAATATCCCTCGTATTTTTAATCTTGTTCTTCTTGAGCCCGGAAAGAGCTTTACACGGGTTATACAATCAATTGGGCGCGGCATTAGAAAAGCGGAAGACAAGGACTTTGTTCAAATCTGGGATCTTACAGCCGCTACCAAATACGCCAAGCGACACCTCACTGAGCGAAAGAAATTTTACAAGGAAGCCAAATACCCTTTCACAATTGAAAAGGTAAAATATCAATAATGCAAATATTAACATTAGAAAACAAAACGTTTTATCTCAATGAGTTACCTGACGAAGTAGACGACGATTTACGATTCTCAGTATTCGATAACAGCGATAATAACAACCCCGATTATTTCTTTATTCCCTTGATTTTTTTAGAAAGTTTTACGGGTCCTGCTGTGGTACTGAGGATCGGTCCTCATGAACTGACCATGCCATTAGACTGGTGTACTATTGTTGGAGACCCTACAGGTCCAGACATGGAAGTGTTACCTATTACCAGTTTAAATGACCGAGGATTTAAGGTATTTTGTTTTAATCCTTTGAGCAGTTTTAGACCAGAATTTCATGACATTGACATCATCAATGTGTACCAAGATGTCAAATGGTATTTTCCAAAGATGCGTCCCGGCCAATTGTTGACCACTCCGTTACACGCAGGCGAACAGCCTCTATGTGCTTATTTTGTCAAAGAAGTTAGTCGTCAAAGTGAGCTGGTAAATTATACAAAATGTTGGTAATATGGGCAGTCTTACACCCGGAGCAACTTACGTGTACGAACGAGCGGATGGTATAGTTTATGCTAGAGAGGTCGGAGCAGACCCTAGCACACGAAAAGAAATTGGTTGGGATTACGACCCGAGAACTAGTGATGGCCGCCCACTACGTGATCACATAATGGACGATAAATTATGGGGCGAAATACGGCGAGAAGCAAAAATCAATCCTACTTTACAAGAGGCACTGGATCGTGTTAAAATAGTATATTACCTGAGTAAAGAAAATGGCAACAGCAAAACTTGACATCAAACGTGAATTAAATTCTGTAGATAGAAAACAATATAATTTCTACGATAACCTCACAGATGAAGAAAAGAAAGCATTTGCACCGTTTGTGCTGATGCGTTACATTGCCAACGTTCAAGGCGACAGAGACACGCAAGAATGGTTCCTTGAAATGACCAATGAACTGGTTAATAAAAATCACTGGGTGCTCAGTAAAAATCACAAGGCACTACTGTGGAAATTATTTGCTGGAGTGGGTACAGGTGCAGTAGGATACCATCCCTATCTAGCCGCTGGTAAAAAAGAAAAAGCCAATAAAATTGAAAAGTTATTAGTAGAACTACACCCTGCTATGAAGCTCAGTGAAATTAAATTGTTGGCTCGAATGATGAACAAGCAAGACATCGAAGAGTTGTTTGACAAGATGGGATTCGATAAAAAACAACGAAAAGAATATGAATGATTGCGTTAGAAGAACAACCTTTTAATTGTGTACATTGCGGCAAGAGTTTTATGAAAGAAAAAACTCTGTTTGCTCATATGTGTGAGCCCAAGCGTAGGGCTATGCAAAAAGATGAAAAGCGAGTTCAGGCTGGCTTTATGGCATTCAATCGTTGGTACCAATTGACACAAAATTCTAAAAAAGATAAAGTGTACGAGGACTTCTGTAAAAGTTCTTACTATAACGCCTTTGTGAAATTTGGTAGTTTTGTCAATAATGTCAATCCATTATATCCTAGCAAGTTTATTGACTATGTGATCAAAAGCGGAGTTAAACTCGATCATTGGTGCAGAGATGAGTTATACGAAACATATCTCTATGACATGATCAAAGTAGAACCGGTAGAGTCAGCAGTACAACGTACTGTACAGACCATGATGGAATGGGGTGACACCAGTGGTGCTCAGTTCAACCATTATTTTAACTATGTAAACCTAAACAGAGCAGTACACGACATACGCAACGGTAAAATTAGTCCGTGGGTAATGCTCAACTGCGCATCTGGAAAGAAAATGCTGAATAATTTTAACGACGAACAATTAGATCTGATTGCTCCTGCATTTGATCTACCCTATTGGTTGCGTAAGTTTAAAGAAGTTCCAGCAGACGTTGCTATGGTTTCTGAAATATGTAAGGAGGCCGGAATTGGATAAGCCTTTACCACAATCAACAGCACTGACAAGATTTTGTGAAGCATTTGACGCTGTTACAGACCACAGTGACAAAAAATTCTACCAACGTACTATGGTAAATTGGTCTGCCTATAATGATCCAAAAGTAGACTATAAAACCAAATCAATAGGTGCTGTAGCAATACATATTCCACTACATAAGTTAAATGATTTTGTAAGTGTACTTGATGACCAAAAATATAAAGAATTGGAAATACGTGCCAATGTTCCTGCCGTTAAGAAAGCATATGAACATTATCAACTGTTGTTAAAGATGTGCGGAGGCGATTACGATGCCGGATATTGACATTGACTTTGCAGATAGAACACGCATACTAGATATAGTTCAACATATTCCAGCGGCCATTAAAGAAGACAATGGCTCTTTTAAGAAACACAACACTGGTGTATACTGTCACTCGATCCCTTACAATCCTCTGACTAAAATGGCCAATATTGATCATAAGGCAGCAGAGGAACGTGGGTATTTCAAATTAGATTTTTTGAATGTTGGAGTGTATAATGATCTCCATATCCAATCAGAAGAAACAATCAATAGGCTATTAAGTGTTGAACCGTTGTGGGATCTATTGTATGAGAAAGATGTATGTGATCAACTGTTTCACATCAACGGGTACCATAATTTGCTGGCTCAGTTAACGCCAAAGAGTATCTTAGAACTAGCCACGGTTCTTGCTCTTATCCGGCCCGGTAAGAAGCACCTCATCCCAGTAGTTGTTGAAAAAGGTTTCGATGCAATCCAAGATGAAGTCTGGATTAAAACAGAAGACTCCTATAGCTTTAAGAAAAGTCATGCTGTCGGGTACGCTCATGTTATTGTCATGCAGTTAAATCTTATCTGCGAAAAGATTAGCCTCGGCGGCTCTTAGGGTTTCTAACCAGCTGGATTGATTTTCGTTTAATCCGCTTTTCTGCAATATCTCCCAAATTTACAGTTGGGCCAAACAAGACTTCTATATCTTTACAATTAAATGTTTTGATGTAGATCTTGTAGTTGCGCATTTCCTCTTTTAAGAAAATATTAATAGGAATCCTACGGTTACTTTCCCACCACCATGTTTCCCCCAGCGCCATAAAATCCTGTTTTTCCTGATCAGTACGCATGGCACCTAGGTCGTAGATGCTGGCCACGTGATTGTCAAAATTAATCACAATACCTACGTATTCGACGTCATTAGACCTTATACAGGCTATAAAGGGAAACTTGTCTTGAAAGGTGTTCTTTGTTACCATTAGTTAAAATAAATACTCATATGCAAAAATGTCCAATCTATTTATATTCCAATTTACTCGATGTAATATTGGATCTGGATCAAAATACAAGGATTCACAACGTTATGTACCAACGCGACATCAAAATACAAAAAGGCTTGAAAAATCGAGTTCAATTACAGTTTAAAAACTCGGACCAAAAACTATTACCTATATCGACAGGAACTTTTGTCTTTAGTATGTTTAACGGTGTTACCCAACAGACCGTGGTCAAAAAAACTATATCCGGAAGCGATATCATAGATGACGGCGTTACTACCAGTACACGAGGACTTGCTGTCCTAACACTATCTGAAAGCGATACTCTTGATCTAGATGCAGGAACTTACCAGTTCTCAATAGCCAGCGTGGACAGCGATGGTGTTTACCAACCAACTTATGCAGATACCTACTATGGTACTAGTGGACGTATTGAACTAAGACAGGATAGTTTTCCATTACTACAACCTACCACAGAAGTATCCAGTTTTCAAGCAGTTTACAACAACGGCGATTCCAAATGGAACTATTACAGTGGGCGTATCCAGGCTCATCCAGAATTCAACGGCAACTCGGCACTGCACACCATAGCACTATACATGACCAATTACACAGGGTCTATTCAAATCCAAGGCACTCAAAATAACAGTCCAGAAGAGTTTGGCGGATATGCTATAATTTCAAACAAAACCTATACCAAATTCACTGGCATAGACTATGTTAATTTTTACGGAGTTTGGACATTTGTAAGAACCAAACACATACCGGCAACTGATCCGGTTTATCAAACCAACAATCATACCACCGATTCGTACCACGGTACACTTGACAAGATCCTATATAGAAGTTAAACTTACTGTATGAGTCTCATACAGAATGCCCTGCTAGCGGTCTTGCCTCCAAATCGCAAGAAAACTCCCAGCGGCTGGGACAGTTTTAACGCACCCTGTTGCCATCATAGAGGCAACCGTCAAGATGATCGTAAGCGTGGCGGCATCATGGTTACTGGTGAGGGCTTTACATTTCACTGCTTTAACTGCGGATTCAAAGCAGGATGGACTCCTGGCAAACTGCTGAGTCAAAATACCCGTAAACTGTTTGCCTGGTTAGGTATTCCAGAAACAGAAATACAGAAGCTGGCATTAGAAGCACTACGAGAACAACAGGATCAACCCACTGTTAAGAAACAGTTTAGTTTCGAGTTAGAAGAACGTGATCTACCAGATGAGTGTCTCAGTATAAAACAGTGGGTAGATGCAGGATGTCAAGAACCCGAACTGATCGCGGTAATTGATTATCTGCTGAACAGAGGCATACAATTTGAATGGTATAACTGGCACTGGTCGTCTGCTCCAGGATTTAGAGATCGTGTGATCATACCATTCTATCACGATGGAAAAATAGTGGGCTATACTGGCCGCAAGATCACAGAAGGCAAACCTAAATATCTCACAGATGCACAGCCAGGATATGTGTTCAATCTGTCAGCACAACCACACAGTAGAAAATATGTGATTGTAACTGAAGGACAGTTTGATGCCATCGCTGTAGACGGTGTGGCCATAAGTCATAACGAACCTAATGAAACTCAGTGTGCTAGAATCAACACACTAGGACGAGAAGTTATTGTGGTGCCCGATAGAGATCGTCCAGGAGCCAAGCTACTCAAAGCGGCACTGGATAACGGTTGGAGTGCCAGTTTGCCTCCTTGGGCAGATGGCATCAAAGACGTAGCAGATGCTGTTAAGAAATACGGGCGACTCTACACACTAACCACGATCTTACACTACAAAGAATCTAATCAGATAAAAATACAACTACTAAAGAAGAAACTAGAACATGGCGAATAATAACGAAAAACCCAATTATAACTTTGATGTACAGAAGCTATATCTAGAGATGTTCCTAAGCGATGCTGAAACATTTACCCGTTGTCAAAATATCTTTGACCCAGAAAACTTTGATCAGCGACTGCAAAAGGTAGCAGATTTCGTTACCAAATATGTAGATGAGTATAAGGTTATTCCAGACGCTACTATTGTAAATGCGTCATGCGGTACTGACTTGGCCACAGTTCAACTGCCCAAAGAAAACTATGATTGGCTTATGGATGAGTTTGAAAACTTCAGTCGACACAAGGGACTAGAACGAGCTATTCTACAGTCAGCGGATCTGTTGGAAAAGGGCGAGTACGGTCCTGTAGAAAAGCTAGTCAAGGATGCTATCCAGATCAGTTTGAACAAGGACATGGGTACAGATTACTTTGAAGATCCTAGAGCACGTCTTGAAGGACTCAAGAACTCAAACGGACAGATATCCACAGGTTGGCCCACTATCGACAAGAAACTCTATGGCGGATTTAATCGAGGAGAGCTTAACATTTGGTGTGCAGGATCAGGTGGCGGTAAGAGTTTGTTCTTGGCCAATATGGGCGTTAACTGGGCCATGGCAGGACTTAATGTGCTGTATCTAACATTTGAATTGAGTGAGAGTCTAGTGGCCATGCGTTTGGATTCTATGATGACAGGCATTACCACTAGAGACATTTTCCGTAACCTAGATGACGTAGAACTCAAAGTTAAAACCATTGGAAAACGCTCAGGAAGCATACAGATTAAGTATATGCCTTCGGGAAAAAACTGTAACGATATTCGAGCCTATTTGAAGGAATATCAGGTCAAAAAAGGCGTAAAACCAGACGTAATCCTTATCGATTACTTGGATTTGATGATGCCTTTAAGTGTGAAGGTATCGCCCAGCGATCTGTTTGTAAAAGACAAATATGTGTCAGAAGAGATCCGTAACTTGGCCATGGAAACACAATGTATTACTGTAACAGCGTCACAACTTAACAGGGCGGCAGTTGAAGAGATCGAGTTTGATCACAGTCATATTTCAGGTGGATTGAGCAAGATCATGACAGCAGATAACGTGATTGGTATCTTTACCAGCCGTGCTATGCGTGAGCGTGGACGCTACCAAATCCAGTTCATGAAGACACGTTCGAGTAGTGGTGTGGGCCAAAAGGTGGACCTAGACTTTAATGTGGACACCTTGCGTATTACTGATCCAGGTGAAGAAGGACAAGACAGTTCTAACGGGGGTCAGAACAGACCCACCAACAGCGTGTATGCTGGCTTGAAAAAGACCAGTACAGTAACGCCAAACAATGTAGATGAAGACGGAGTTATCCAGGACCCCACACAGGGCATGCCTGTGCCCAAGGTACGTGCAGAAGTGGGTGGTGCCAAGATACGCCAGCTATTGGCTGGGCTTAATTCCGAGCGTGATTAAACCAGCTGTCCACTTCCAGTCGACTGCTTTCATTAACTGCTTCTAACCACTGCTCGTCGCCTACACTGCCAAACACATTGGCCACTGTGGCGGGCAGAGACAACCAACGATGACCCATGTTCCAGGGTGGCATGCCCGATATTTCACCCTCTATACAGTCGGGTAATCCGGGGCTGTTGGTCAACAGTCTATGGCCAGCAATACAGCGCCAATACTGCGGTCCTTGCCCACGAGCCACTGCGGCCAATATGCTGAGTTCTTGAGTAAGCCCAATACCCGGGGTGATCTTTTTGGTACTGGCGCACTGCCAATCTAGAGTGTGTATAAACTGTACCCTATTGGTTTCATCGGGCCCACCATAAAATATAGGCTCATCACTGCGGGCATCTATGCCGGCATTGCGCATTATAGTGGTCACGGTCTGTTGATTGTTTAGGGGCTTGTTGATCAAGCAACTGGCACTGCCCGCGGGCCAGTGTGCTGTGACCAGCATGACTCCCCGTACATAGGCTGTGTGTGCCGTGTTGGGTATGGCTACCAACAGCTGACCCACCATATTACTAAGATCTTTCATATAACTATTTAACCAATAAATAATGCTCATGAACATTGAAGAATTTATTCAAGGTGTAGAAACTCACCAAGAACTTAACCCTGTAGTATGGGCTAACACAGATCATATTGACCCCAAAGTTCGGGAAGCCCTACTGCGCACGGCTCGCGAATTTTGGCAATTTGTCAATGTTCAAGCTAGTATTATAGACATAATCGTGACCGGAAGTCAAGCCAATTATCTATATACTCCGGCCAGCGATCTAGACCTGCACATCATAGTGGCTTTTAAATCAGTAGAGTGTCAAGGCCCTGTCAGCGAGCTGTTTGACGCACAGCGAAAATTATGGAAGCAGGAGCATGACATCAGGTACCGGGGCATACCCGTAGAATGCTATGTGGAAGACAGCCGACATCCAGTCAAAGGATCCAGCTACAGTCTACTAAAAGATCGTTGGGTACGCAGACCCGAACCCATCAAGGGCGCCTTACCCAGTGGGGTAGAACGGGTCACAGCCGCTTGGACCCGTGTCATAGCACACGGCATCGCTGAACGCAATATAGAGCTACTACACGAAGTCCGGGCCATGTTGAGCCAGTATCGCAAGATTGGCCTAGCCCAAGAGGGTGAATTGTCCAAAGCCAACATAGTGTTTAAAACTCTGCGCAACAATGGCGTCATAGCCCAATTGATGAAGAGCCTGGTACAGCTACGCGATCAAGACTTGACAGTCCGGTGACCACTGCTGTATAATTACAGCACTATGAGCACAATTTATCTAGACATGGACGGTGTAGTGGCCAATTGGGATTTGGCCGCTGAACAATATATTGGCCGCCCTCGAAAGCCCGATCCCCAGGACCCAGATGCAGAGCATCGTTGGGCACAGGAAGACTGGTTAAAGATCCGTGGCAATCAGCGATTCTTCAGAGACCTGCCCTTGATGTTGGGTGCTCTGGAGCTGGCTGATCAAGCACGTGAATTCCGCGATCAACTGGGTTGGGAACTCATGTTCCTCACAGCCATACCCAGATACAATGACTGCCCTTGGGCCTTCCACGACAAGATGCAGTGGGCTCAACGATACTTTCCAGATATACCCGTACACTTTGGACCCTACTCACAGGACAAGCAGGGCCACTGTGAGCCAGGCGACATCCTAGTAGATGACAGAACCAGTAACATCCAAGAGTGGCGAGCCAGGGGCGGAGTAGCCATACAGGTCCTGGGCAACAATGTTTGGCCCGCGATCCAAGAGTTGGCGGCCCATTTTCAAGAGCGTAGCGGAGCGCAAAAAATTTTTTAGCGATAGCTTTGCGAGAAAATTTTCAACACCATTAACCACCAAGTTAATAACGCTAACTCCACCGTAATAGGAACAGGGTAGAATCAGGCGATCTAGCAAAGGCCACACCACATAGATCCTGCTGGTGCAGTGAAAGCGTGTTCCAAGCCCAGTGTACATAGTGTGATCCCACATGTGACTCTAGCCACCCTTCGACGGTTAACACCGTGTCTACCCAATCTGCTTGTCCATCGCGTAGGACCATGGGCCACGGCACTACCGCAGAGTAGGGCAAGTCACAATACCAATCGTGTAGCATACGCATGATTAAATATTTACACTTATGCACATAGAAATCGAGTTCCACGGCACTGTAGAAGAGATCGCTGGTCAGTATATAGAAGTTTTAGACCAGGTGGGAAAGTGGCTAAAATCAAACGAAATCAGGTCAGAAATCGGCTGGTTTGAAGGCAAAATGATCATAAAATTAGAAGATTTAGACAGCTACTGTTTATGGCTTAGTACGAGTCGTTTAGACTACACTATAGTAAATCGAGCTTAACAATTGGTAAACCACTGGCACCAAGTCCACATATAGGCCAATTCTAAATACAGCAGGTATAGAGCTACAACTAGCCAATACCACGCCCACACACTATACTCGGGAATGGGTTCTTGGAAATTCATATAGCAAGGGCAAAAAAATTCTGCGCAAAAATTTTTAGTAGCCCGATTTAGGACCCTGGCTGATTTCTAGCAAGAACTCTTCCTGACTCAACAAGCGTCCTTCAAAGTAGCGATCTGGACGTATGTAATAGTAGTTGAACCATACCCAACCCGCCAGTGTGCTCTTGACCGGTAGCCAAGCGTAGAATTTAGTGTAGTCACGACCGTTGACTGTGATGGGACCGATGGGTTGATTATACATAATAGCTATTTATTGGCCTATATCTATACTCAAATAAAATCTAGATGTAAATATGATTACAACAGCGAGGGAGGTGTATACTATGTATAAACGAACCAAGAAAATGTGTCATTTGGAGAATCCTCCGGCGGCAACGCTGATAAATGACTGAACCAATCACTGTTGAACCACTATACGGGACATGCCCGCATCCTTAAGCTCTATTCGTAGGGCTTTTTTTACGGATGTAACAGCGTTAAAGGAAGTGTGCCCACGTTAGTCCAATGACTAGCCCAAGACCAAAAGACACGACACTGGACCCGAGCAGTAGCGCACAGTAGAGCCAATCATCACGACTCATGGAGTATTCTGGGCGATACCATAGATCAAACCACCGGGCGGCACGTGAACTAATGGTCATGATCCAGTACCTCGGGACATGAGTCTAGGAAGCGTAGAGCAAACTCTGTGGCCACTGATCCCTCTTGTGGAACCCAAAATAGTGTACGATTAAGGTGTACTTCTAGTGTAAGACAGTGATCAGTTATAAACCGGAATACTTCCGGAGCGCGGGGATCTAGAGTCAGTATATAGTGTAGACGCATAGAGTATATTTACTAGGGACCGGTCTATAGTATAGAGTAAAAAATTGCCGCGCAAAATAAAAAAGGTGGTGAGAACCGTGGTCCTGGTGATTTCCTACCTATGGGGTTCAAAAAAGGCATGCGCTGTTGCAAAATAGCAACAGTGCTTTTGTATATAGCCCCCCACCCCTCTCAGGCGAAGTCGATCCCCTCACCTTCAAGTTCTTCTACAGCTTCATTGAATGCGCTCTCAATGTCCCATACAGCGGCTGCACGGCGCTGATCCTTCCGACGCTTGCCAAGGCTGGTGCCACGCTGATAGACCCTGCTGTGGTGCTCCTCACAGTATGAACTGCCCTCTAGGCTAGCGTGTGTGCATACACAGTAGTACTGTGGGCCCTGCTGTTCTGCACCCAGCCACTGGCACTGTGTGCTCAGTGCGTCTAACAGTCTAGGCTCGGGTGTGGGTGTGTGCGTGTTGTTGTGTGTGTTACTGTTCATCAGTGTATCCTTTAGCGGCCCTAAGGGCCTTGGCTTCTTTTAACATGTCGTTGGCTCGGTGTAGTACTGCTTGGCTCAGCTCTATAGCATCGTCGTAGCCCTCGTGTCTACCCAGCATGTCCACAGCCCAGAACAGGCCCATGAAGCACCAGAACTCTGTCGAGCCAGTTCGGATCCCTAGGGCATCACATAGGAGCCCCAGGGTTAGGTACAGGGCTATGCGCTGTAGCATTAGGACCTACGCATACAGGTAGTACGTGCCATGGCTTCCCAATTGGCGGGAAAGGCCTTCTTCAAGTCTGCGATCTTGAGCACCATGCGCAGGCTCAGCTCGCGTAGCTTGTCCGCATTGAGGGTGATGAAGTTGACCACATCGTCCTTTTGGCACTCTTCGAACTCGTAGGCATCCAGCATGCCGTCACCAACGATCTGACGTATACGCAGGAGCTTCTCTCTGTTGGTGTCCATCTGCAGATCGATGTAGTGGCAACGGCTTTCCAATGCATCCAAGTGATCACGCAGGCGCTTAGACTTCACGTGTTCGAACTTGATGTTGGTGATAAAGATAGCGGCACCCTTGAACTCAAAGCGATCTGGCACACCTTCTGATCTGAGTAGGCGGCTGTCTGTGTTCCACGAGATGAATCGCTTCTTTGAGCTGTCTAAGGCACCCTTAAGGATGTTCAGTGATAGGTCTTCCATGAGGATCGAATCACAGTCATCGAACACCAGCACGTGGTTAGCGTCTGAGAACTCATAGAGTTTAGCGTAGAGACCTAGGGCTGACATGGCGCCTTTGACCACTTCATATTTGGGCTTGCGCTCGCCTAGGACATCAAACAGACCGTCCTTCTGTAGTACTTCTTCTACACCGAATGATTTGCCCACACCCGGAGGGCCACTGACGATCATAGCACGGACGTCACCCTTGCGTACAGCACGAGTCATGTCTGTCAGTATCTGGAAACGCTCACGCAGTCGTTCTAAGATAGCCTCGTCAGTCTCTTTGGCCACTTCCTTCTCGCGAAGTTTAATAGCTTCGGTATCGAACTCTAAGACTGTAGACGCTTTTGAGGGTTTGGTTGCTGTTCTAGCCATGTGCTTCCTTTGCAATTATTTAAACAAGTTAGTATTATACTGTCAGATGCGGTAGTTGTCAAGGACTGGTTTTGCCAAATCCGTTGAGTCCACTGTGTCAAAGAATGCCCAAGTCATCATCTCTACCATGACCTCAGCTTCCCGTTTCTGCTGTTGCGGCAGGCTACGCACGAACGTCAAGACCTGCTCCTGTGACTCACAGGCCCATATGATGTCACATAGGGCCCGCTGACGGTTGTTTAGACCTTCAATTTGGATATCCATCAGTCTAACCTCGATCCTGCGTAGGCCTTCAAGCCCAGGGCAGAGAGATAGTTGGCATAGGCATAGGCACCCGCTTCTTTGATGTCGATGTTCTGTACAGGCAGGCCTGCAGGATCCCACATGCTCAGGCACTTGGGTTTGTAGTCCTTGCGGAAGCCTGCAGCCAAGAGCTCTTTGGCCTGCTTTGAGTTGGTACGATCCACGTAGACCTCGACCCAAGCAAAACCACAAGCGCCACGGTCGCCGCCCCACTTGGCGTACTCTGCGCGACCTGCTTGCTCTGCCAAAACCTTACCTGCTTTGATAACGTCTGCTGTAATCATAAGTTTCGCTCCTTATTTGCTGTTGATGTATGTATTATACGGTCAAGCGTAGAGATTGTCAACCTCTTTGTAGACCTTGTAGCCATAGCGTCGAAGCTTATAGATCGCATCGTTCAGCTCTGACATCTCTTTCTGTAGCTCTTCCAGCTCTTTTTTGGCTTCTTTGACCGTGTCAGCAAAGACATCGCGCTTGATGAAGTTGTGACGGACCAGGTAGCATTTGCCAAGGTCCTCGTCCTCAACATACTGGATGGTGCCGTACTGGACTGGGCGGATCTCATTGAGTTTCATGTCTGCTCCTTTGTTGCTATGTGTGTATTATACGGTCAATCGATCTGGACGTCAACCAAAAGACCGTCCTGAAAGATGTAGTATTCGTTGAGGCTAGAGCTACCTTTGTAGTATGTGGCCCAAATACAACGGTTCCCGGGCAGGAGATCGTAGCTCTTGATCCCAGCCTTTTCCAGCTGGTCAGCCACCACTAAGACTTCGAGTTCGTTTAGTGTAGGATCAATACGGATCACAGCCAGTCCTTCTTGTCGCCATAGCGTTCGTTGTAGTTGTAGCCTGCGAAGTATTCGGCCACGCTGTCGTCATCGTTGACTGATACTCGATCGCCGGAGTCACCGCCCACACCACCGTAGTGAGGATCCCCACAACGGCCGTAGTAGGAGTCTGCTGAGCCTCGATCGAACAGGCTACCGTGTTGTTTGCGGATCCACTGCCAACCCCTGAGGGCCCGGATGGTCTGTTCTTGTTCTGCGATCTCTGGGTACATTATACAGTCTCCAATTCTAAACGGGTTGCTGGGTAGCGGATCTCGCCATCGTAGTCCAGTTGGCTCTGCTCGAACTCTGTAAGGTAGTCATCAGCTACCACTTGCCAACCTAAGACATACTCGCGGAAGTATTCGTTGCTTCCCTCAATGTTGAGGATGAAGTGGTGTGCCAACTCCTGCAGAGCATCTGCACTACGGACCAAAGAGCCCAGGTCATACTTATAATCGTTACCGCCCTTGAACTTCCAGTACTGAGGGCACTCGCCTTCGCCGTCCCAATCATGGGCACCGTAGTTTTCCTGGATTTGTGTAGTGATTAGTAGTTGCATTAGGTTCGCTCCTATTTGCTGTTGTATGTGTCTATTATACGAGGTTTTACCAAAGTTGTCAACCGATCATACAGAATTTAATTTGGATTTCCCAACCGTTATCCATGCAACGATCGATGAAGTGTCTGCGAGCTTCTCCGCTCCACTTTTTGTAGGCTCCACCGTAGATATCGGAGATCAATTGCCCTTTACGCTTTAGGGCTTGTTCTTCAGTTGGGGAAAATGATGTGAATCCTTCAACAGGGTTGGCCTGATTTGGATTGAGTGCGTAGACGATTGTAGCTAACATAAATGACTCCTTAGTCTTGTTAAAAGTGACGGGCTCCATTGCCTTTCACAGTATTATTAGTATAACACCTATCTTAGGTTTTGTCAACCACTAATTGCCTTAAAGATTGACTGTTGTAAATCTGCCACTTCGTCTCGTTCCACGTAGAAGTCTGTGCGAGGATCCCAGTATTCGCCTGCTTTAGGATCATAGTAAAGAACCCTGCCGTTAGGATAGTGGAAGGGGCCTTCTAAGCCCTTGCGGGTTCCATACTCCTGATTGTGCTTAAAAACTGTGTAGGTCATGGCCTGCCCCTTAGAGTTTAGTAACGATCCAGCACTTGAGTGCAAAGATTACTACGAATACTGCGGTAAAAACAACTGCTTCCATGTGTGCTCCTTGTTGCGATGTATGTATTATACGGTAAAACCAAAGCCCTGTCAACCACTAGGGTCTTTCAAGGTGGAACCCAACGTATCTCACGATAGGCTGGGTTCCGGGGTTTGCCTAGGGGAGCGAATCCTAGGACTTTGTGAGCGATCTCTTAGATAGACATGCCCATTGACTTGGCCAAGTAGCCCAAAGCAACGATCTCACGGCTTGGACGACCCAATTCGTACTCGGTAACGGTAACACCATTAGCGGCTGTACGGCTGTTGGCGTAAACTGCGTAGCCGGCATAGCGCAGACGGCTTGCTTCAGCGGCGATGTTGCCAATGCCCATCTTCTTTGCCTGTGCGGCTGTCAACTTCTTGCCTGACTGCAGGGCGGTAAACACTTTACCTGTCTTGGATTTCATATTAACTCTTTTCATTTTGTTTCCTCTATTAGATACAGTATCTAAACTGTTACATCTAGTATACTATCTTACGCTAGGCCTTGTCTAGCCTTTTGGAGTTTTATTTCTTTCGCATTTTCCCAACTTTCGGTTAGGTTAGGGCCTGGACCCAGCTTTTCGGATAAGAATGCCCAAAAGTCAACACCTAGTGTGCCGACCTCTTCAGTCTTCTCCCACCAATCATACTGCTGTAGGTCTATCTCTTTGGTGATCTCTTGGCGCAGACCTACATCTTTAAGCATGATAGTCTGTTTCCACTTGATCAACAGTCTGGATTCTACTGTGGCCCAAAACTTATAGGCCCAAGAGCCCTTCTTGCTACGAGCCAGTGAGCGTCTAGCACCGTCCAATCGCTTGCCCAATACCTCCAGTTCATAGCCAGCGTTAGACCAATCCTTGACCCCAGATCGAATGTATTCTCGTTGAACTTGGCGCTTGAACATTATTTTTTAGTCGTTACATTGGCACGAAGGAACATGCCCAACAGGATGACCGCACACCATGTGTCGAATGTATATGGAATGGCCAGTGCTGGAAACAGCGTATTGGCACTCCAGATAGTCAGTAGCGGGCCAATGACCACTAGGGCCACAACCAGCACAACGGCTACTAGGATAGTTGATAGTTGCATAGGAACTCCGGGAAAGGTGGTCTAGGAGCGGGGTCTACCCCCGCCCACCAGTGCTTAGTAAGGTGCGTCTTCCAACGAAGCACGTTCAGCTGGTGTCATCTTAGTCTCAGACTTAACGATCTCAGCCTCTACAGCTTTTGCTGTAACTTTGGTAGTCTTCGCTACCGGAGTCTTCGTTGCAGTTGCAACAGGCTTAGAGACCTTAGCCTTAGGAGCAGTTGTTACGCCACGTTTGTCGGCAGCTGCCTCAAGTGCGGCACGCACGGTCTTGTTACCGTTGTCGAAGTCAATGCTGAGCAAATAGGCAACAGCATCTTCTTTGGTCATGGGATTCTTCAACTCGATGATGTCGATATCCTTGTGACCATTCTTGGCGAGCACTTTAACTCGCAACGCATCGTTCGCAAAGCGAACCTTCATAGAGCCGTTAAGGCTACTAACACCTGCATGACTATACTTACTCATAACTTACCTCTTTCTGTGTGTTAAAACTGGAAGTCCCAGTATCTTTATTGTACTACCAAACTACTCAAATGTCAAGCCCCAAAATAGGGACTGTAGATCTCTTCTTGTGGCTCCTGTGGCATATCTGCCACATTCATTTCCTCCAAACAGCCCAAAACTATTTCGATCGGGCAGTCCAACGTTTGAGCAATAGCTTTGGCACTGAGGCCTTCAATATACAGTTGCTCAATGTCGTATGCTAGTTCATTCATCTTACTCATCGTAGGCCTCCTCGCCAATTGATTCTATTGTTTCATCAACCACTTCAACGTCTGTGACGCGAAACTGTTGCTCTGTATCCGAGATCCCAACAAATGCGTCTCGGAAGCTTTGGTTCTCAGCTAGGAAGTTGAATACATCCTGTTTAGTTGTGCCTTCCGGCACTTCGATCTCTTGGACGATAGTTGTGGCTACATAGGCTTTCATGCTTCCTCCACTTGTGCTTCTAATGCAGTTGCCAATGGCACCAGCTTGTGATACATGGACTCGTCGCCACTGTACACGTTACCGCAGTACCAAACGCCGTCCTTCATAATGTAGTAGAACTCGCCACAACAGCCTTCTACCTGTTCGAGGAACTCTTCAAATGTGTGTGCTACTTGCCAACCTGTGCTTTCCTCACCGCGATCACGACCGTAGAAGGTGGTCATGTTGCCGTAGAGCTTCTCGTACTCGTCTTCGGGCAATGTGCTGTCTAAGCGACTAAAGTCGTGCTTCTCGCCGATCTCAGGGCGCAGACTAGACAAGTCGCCTAGTGCTACCAACTGATTGGCCTTTGTTGAATCGTAGTGCTCTTGTAGGATTGCTCCGTTGTGTGCGAGATAGCCATCCCAGTGGCAGTAGACACTCTTTACCTTGTCGCCGTGCATTACCCCAATGCGTGATCTAGTACCCATAAGTTTCGCTCCTTAGTTGCTAGTGTAAGTGTATATTATAACAGGGGATTGCTCCCCTGTCAAC